AATCAAATATTCTTATATCTTATTCCTTGAATGTATACCATTGTATACAATCAAATATTCTTATATCTTATTCCTTGAATATTAGCGGTATCGTCAATAGGCATACCTTCCCGTTTTTTGCGAGCGCAGCGTGCGCCCCTGCCCGACCGAATCGGGTTCAATAAAGTATTTATACAATGCCATGCCAGATATGCAAGCTTTATCTTAAGTATTGAAACCCCGATGGCATCCCCGATGGGATCCCCGATGGCATCCCTAGTGGCATCCCCGATGGCATCCCTAGTGGCATCCCTGGTGGCATCCCTAGTGGCATCCCCGATGGCATCCCTAGTGGCATCCCTGGTGGCATCCCTGGTGGCATCCCTAGTGGCATCCCTAGTGGCATATAAGGCAATTTTTGGGGCTTTACATCATGCGAATCGTATGTAATACAGGGTTAACGGAAACACAAAACAAGGAAACCAAACAATGTCCAACCCAACAGTAAATCATCCCCTCAATGCCACATCTTTCTTTTCCATGGCGTGGGATTATCGTGATGAGTGCTTTCCAAATCAGACACTTAATATGGGGTTTGTTATTTCTCAAATCGAATCCGCTTGCAAGGAATCCGCTGGGGATTCTTTTGATGCATGCATGAAGTCGGCCTGCCAAGATTATGCAGTCAAATTTATGGAATCCGCACAGTGAACGAACACATCCTAGAATCCGCTGCAATATATGCAAATGCCTATCGCAACAGTACAAAATACGGCAAGCCCTGTGAAATTGCGTTGCGTGGCCATATCGCAAGAAAGTTTGGCGCCATCTATGCCGCAATTCTGTGCCGCTAAAAGAGACAAGGAGTCTAACAATGATCAAAACTTTCGTTCTTATCTTGCACGTCATGAATCCGGTAGGCGAGTCAACTTTCGCTTTGGACTTTGGCAGCAATACAGATTGCCTAGAGTCTGCCCTTGAATGGTCTTATACGCTTGACGAATTTTCATATATGACTTGCGAATTAGAAGTACAAGCGCCTGCCTTTTCAGACTAACTCAACCCAAAATAAGGAATCTAACAATGATCAAAACCTATGCACTCGCGACATTGAACAGCAACAATCAAATCAGCCCCCTTGCATTGCCACGCATGACATTAGCGCAAGCGGAAAGCCACGCCAAGAATCTGCGGAATCTTATGCCGAGCAAAACTGTCTTTGTCATTAATACGCAAGCACAGTGAAGGAAAAACGCATGATGAATTTACGTAAAGAAGCCGAATTGATTGCCAGAGAAGCTTGGGCAGAATCCGGTTTTGATGAAGACACAGCGCGAGAATATATCTGGCAATCCTGTGACGGGCATGAAATTGCAATTTATTACCACAAAGCAATTCAATTCTGTGCAGAGCAAAACACGAATGAGGGCGAACAATGGGTAGAAGACTGCTACGGCTTCACTAAGGGAATGTCTTTTAGCGATATGGCGTGTCGCATTGCATTTGCAACGTTGCTTTTAACCTGTGAGGAAGCTTTGGCGGATATTATTGCGGAACATGAGGAGTCGGAAATATGACCACAGAAACCTTTTTTGAACGCGTTCAGGCCAAGATTGAATCGCGCTTTGAATATGAAACAACGCATCAAGATGCTGGCGACAACTATACCCATTTAGCAGATGAAGGTGACTTTGATTACCACAACGGGGAATCTCGCTTGCAAGAATATTGCGATGAAATGGGGGTCGACCTGACTGGCGTAGATTTGGACAGGCTGGCGGAAGACGTTATTTTTTGGGGCTACATGACTCAAGGGCAGGCGTATGATGCGAAAAAGCGCTTTCTCATTTCAGCTTACAACGTGGGAGAGATTGAGTCTCAAGTTGATGCAAGCGACATAGGCGCAAGTTTTACGCCCTACTTGATTGACCAACTTAACAAGCGCACAGATGCATATTGGCGGTACGATACAAGCGAAACAGCTTATTTTTACATTAACGCAAGCGACTCTTTTTGGGAACACGTTTGTAATGCAGATGTAATTAGAGACTTAGTAGAACAACAAAAGGATAACTGAAATGCAGACAATCAAAATTGAATACGGCGTTGAATATTACCCGAACCCTGAAGAAGGGGAGCAATTCGAATACTTAACGGAATCGGAGTTTTTGGCCGTTATTGCTGACCACGAATTGCGCGGGTATACGCCAGAAATTACATATGAACGCTTTACCACTTTTGACAACGGGCGCGATGGTCGTCGGCTTACAATCAGAGACATACAAGGAATCTACTATGTATGACTTGCCACACAACGCGGAACTTTACGCGAGTGACAATCGCGGGATCTATATTCCCCAGTACTTTTCAGAGTCCATCCAGAGGGAATGTCTCGGCGGCGTATCTAATGAAGATATGCGGATCCTGTTAAATGGTCCAGAGGCAGAGTACTACTGGGACGCATGGGATATGGTACTCAATAACGCTGTACTAACGGACAGCAAGGGCAAGCGTTGGAATCTATGGCAAGATGGTGACCTGTGGTTTGTTCCAGAGGATTGGACGCCAGAGGACTAATCAGCGCCTATATAAGCCTATGTGGTGCCATTGCCTAACTACCCTAGCTTGAGACTATAGGCGGCCCTCTACGCCCCGTCCCATGGCTTCCTATGCCACAGTATACCTTAGGCGAGTCAATGGCTTGGCTAGGGTATTTTTGTTTATGTAGTTGCGAATGATTATCATTATCAATGTTATATTATAACACTATGGGGCTGCGCCCAGCGAATCCTTTGTCAAGTATTACTTTGGCCTATCCCTATTTATCTTTACATGTGTGACACTTAGGCCACACTCCTAATGTACCACCAGCGAATCAATTCCTACACCCAGACCCATAGTCCGGGGCCATTGTCAACCCTAGTCATACCATTGTTACATGAGTTCACATTGTCGTGATCTATTGTAACATATGTCGATTAGGGGTATACAAACGATGGGACCCTTGGTAAAATAGGGAAAGGGATTCGCAGGGTGCCGTAGCCCCATAGTAATCCAAAAGAAAAAATTTACTTTGCCTAACCACGTACAAGGGAATCACTAAGGTGCCAACCTGAGAAAATACAAAAAGGAAAAATACCAGATCACACAACTTAAACACGAAAACTGTAACATTTGGTAACATATTACACTATTGTAACAATTCGTGATAATAATTCTTTGGTTGCTTATCAAAGACTTACCAGAAAGTGTGAAAATACTTTAGTTTCAGCCCTTGTATAACTACAAAAAAAGTACGTATATATAAGTAAGGGGTAAGGGGTACTAAGGTAACTACAAAAGAACTGTAGTAAAGATTAGGTTTACCACTTAAGTGATTAAGCACTTAGAGGTTATATAAACTTAATAGTTTACTTACTTAAGTACATACTATGGTAGTAACTTAGGTACAGACTGATTAAGTTATTATATTCTTTATGTAGCTATACACGATAGTGATTACTTAGGTACGTACTATAGTACCACCTGAGTACAGAGTAACTTAGTCTACCCACAATAGTTTGTTTGTTTGTAGCTACCACTTTGGTAAGGCCACCTTGTCTACCACCATAGGGTATATATATACTCTTTGTAGTTACAATACAGAAAGTATAACCTTAAAGAAATACAAGAAGCATTGGCTTAGACCAATACAGACGCGTTAGCGTTTACTAACACCACCCCATGAGAGCCACGGCAGAGGACATGTTTCCCCGTAGGTACAATCTCATGGTGGTGGGACACTACGTACCACTAGCTAAGGGTGGGACACTATAACACTAAAGGATCACCCTAATGGCAGGCGCACCAGTTAACAAGCTAGGTAAGAACAAGAAGATTGCTGACCTTGTGCGTAAGCGTACTAAGGAGGGTGTATCCGTTAAGGACATTGTAGGTGAGGTTCAGTCTAACTTCAATGATGCACCTAAGTCGCTTAATACCTTCTATTCCTACTACAAGGTAGACCTAGATGCTGCTCGTGCTGAGATCAATGGTCTTGTAGGTAGTAAGGTTCTTAAACGTGCTTTGGAAGAAGGTGAGTTTGGTCACTTCCCATCACAAGAGTTGTTCCTTCGTTCTAAGGCTGGTTGGTCCCCCACTAGCACTAACATTGAAGTTGAGCAGGATAGTGCAGATGAAGACCTTAGTGCTATTGACCAGTTGGCAGAGTTGCTAGGAATTACAGAAGATGAAGAACCCGACACCAAAGTTGACAAGTAGTCGACAGGCTACGCCTCTCTCAGCACAAACACTTAGAGACTTACCCCCAGCTAAGGCTAAAGAGGTACTTTCTAAACTTTCGATCAAGCAGGCTAAGGAACTACGCCACGATTGGCAGTTCTGGGGTAGACCTGAACAGATGGCTCCTACAGCTAAAGATTGGAACGTGTGGTTTATTAATGCTGGTCGAGGCTTCGGTAAGACCCGTGCTGGTGTTGAGTGGGTAAGAGAGCAAGTTAAGCTAGGACATAAACGTATTGCTGCTGTAGCCTCCACCAACAGTGATATTGAACGTGTTATGGTTAAGGGTGAGTCAGGCTTTCTAAATTGCTGCTCCCCTACGGATAAGACCTATAAAGGTGTAGAGATGGGCTTCCCTGAGTGGTCCCCCACCAAGAGGTCACTTACTTGGGCTAATGGTGCTAAGGTAGAGTTTTACAGTGCTGAAGAGCCTGAACGTCTACGAGGCCCACAGTTTAGTGCAGCTTGGTGTGATGAGCTTGCAGCTTGGAATAAAGACCAAGACACTTGGGATATGCTTCAGTTTTGTCTCCGTTTGGGTAAACATCCACGTATTTGTGTGACTACCACCCCAAAGCCTACAAAATTAGTAAGAACCATCCTAAAGCAATCCCAAGGTGATAATCCTAAGGTTATTGTCACCTCAGGTTCTACCTTTGATAATAGTGCTAACTTGGCTGCTACCTATATTACTGCTGTAAAGGCTCAATATGAGGGTACACGATTAGGTAAGCAAGAATTGTATGCTGAGGTACTAGAGGAAGCCGAAGGCGCTCTATGGACTACTGACACGCTTGATGAGTGCCAGATCAGCAGAGAAGACCTCCCCCACCTTAACCGTATTGTTGTAGCTATTGACCCTGCCATTACTTCGAACATAGAATCTGATATGACAGGTATTGTTGTAGCTGGTGTAGACGTTAATGGCAAAGGTTACATCTTAGGGGACTATACAGCTAAATTGTCTCCACAAGGTTGGGCCTCTAAGGCTATTCAGTTATACCATCAGTTTGAGGCTGACAGGATTGTAGCTGAAGTCAACCAAGGTGGTGATATGGTTAAGACTACCATCCACGGTGAAGACGATACAATCCCATTTAAGGCTGTAAGAGCCTCTCGTGGTAAGTATGCCCGTGCTGAACCTATTAGTGCGCTATACGAACGCAAGTTAGTGTATCACGTTAGGAACCCTGAAGATGGTAGCAACCTTGAGGAATTAGAAACTCAAATGCGTACTTGGGAACCTTTGGGTTCTATTGGCTCTCCTGATAGATTAGATGCTATGGTATGGGCCTTAACAGACTTAATGCTTAATGGTTATGCTAAACCAGAACTTAAACTGTCTTACAGTAATGCTAAAGGACTAGGAAACAAATAATGGCTACTCTTAATGATCGGGTGTTCGATAATGGCCTTACGGTCCTAGACACTGAAGCTAACCGTATTGATATTACCTCTATTGAGGCTACTACGTATGCAGAAGCCACAAGCACTAATACACTAGGTAACTCTACCAGCCTAAGCATTGGTGCGCCTGCTGACCGTGCTGGTGGTGGCCGTGAAGTTACTGTTGCAGCTATCACCGATGGTTCAGTCACAGGTACAGGTACAGCTACTCACTACGCTATTGTAGACACAGTTAACTCTCGCCTCTTGGCTACAGGTTCTCTTTCTGCCTCTCAAGCTGTGACTTCCGGTAACACATTCACACTGTCTTCCGTCGCAATCGGCATCCCAGACCCTGCATAAGGTTAGCTCACAATGGTCACTCTCGTAAACAGAGCCAAAGTCGCCACCGCCACCACTGGCACGGAGACAGTTACCCTTGGCGCTGCCGAGAGCGGCTATCAAACTTTTGCTGATGCTGGTGTCGTTGATACTGATGTAGTTCGCTACGTCATTGAAGACGGCACTGACTGGG